AGTTTGGCTGCACAGGATACTGAATCGACTACAGACGTTTCAAGTTTAGCTGCTAAGGATTTAGATTTAGATGTTGATGTTTCTAGCCTCGCAGCTCAGAATACAGTTGACTCTACTGACATTTCTAGTTTGGCTGCACAGGATACAGCCTTAAATTTAAAAGATTTAAGTTTAGACACAGACGTTTCAAGTCTGGCGTCGCAAGATGTTGAATTAGAAAGTGATATTTCTAGCTTGGCTGCAAACCCTTTATCTGCAAACACTGAAATATCTAGTTTAGCAGCGAAAGATGCAGAGTTAGAAAGTGGTCTATCAGGTTTAGCAGAGAACCCTTTATCAGGGTCAGTAGAAATTTCCAGCCTTGCCGCAAAAGACATTTCTTTAGATACAGATGTTTCCAGCCTTGCCGCAAGCCCAGCATTGGATCAAACGGAAATATCAAGCCTATCCAAGGCGGTTGAAGATCTTTCTGATTTATTTGCTAGTATTGGACTTGAGAATCCAGTAAGTTATAATGGAACTGACCTAGGAGTTCTAGCAACAAAAATATACGACGAAGAGTTAGGTTTTCACACGGGGCAAGAAAGGACAACAGAAATTGGATTGATTTCTAATTGGCTCGAAGGTCATTTAGGCGAACTTAACACTTTAATATTTACTTCTTTTAGCGGGTATAACCCTCAGGGTTTTAATTTAGAAGAACAAGCTATCTTGCGCGAAATGTATTTAACTGAATACAACAGAAAGGCTCATAGAAATGTATTGCGAGGAATCGCAGGTACCGACGGGGTTTCTGATTTTCAAGTAATACGAGAAGGTGATTCTATGATACAAAAACCAAATAAAAATGTCGCAGCAAAAGGTATTTATGATGCGTTTACAGCTTCACAATCAAAGGTTAAAGATTTAGTTTATGCATACAATTTATATGGAGCTAAACCTAGCCAAGTAGTTGGCGGGGACGCCCCTACCACAGGATCGAATCCAAGTTTAGATAATTATTATAGATAACATAAAAAAGGTGTAATTTTATATTATGGATAACACAGCTCAAAACGAATCAAACGCTGACTCAAAACAAGTCTCCAAAGTTGTTAAGTCAGAACTTTATCATATTTGGAAAAAAGCTAGAATTATGTACGATATGATGCAAGATGATTCTGAGCTTGAGGATTGGGTAAAAAATAAGATAAGAGAATCTTATGAAGCTCTAGATGAGGCTATGACCTATACCGAATATCAAAAAATATTTCCAAATCAAAAAGCGGAGTCTTCACCCGATGAAGGTTCAAACAATTTCCTTTCCAATCAGGACAAAAGGTATCCAGTTCCAACCGCAGCAGAAACTGGAGATCAATTTGTTACGAGATGCATATTAGACGCTAACATGAAAAAGCGTTATCCAATTCAAGGAGATAGATTTGGTGCATGCATGACTATTTTCAATGAAAAGCAAAGCGAAGCTCCCCAGGATTTATCTGGAAATCCTGGAGAGAAATTTGAAGACCCTATGAAGCCAAACGATCCTGAAATTAAGGATCCAATAAAACCTATACTTCCTTAAGAGTATATTTTATCTCTTCCTTTACGATAGAAAATTTAATTTCTGATTCTTCTGTTAGAGATTTATTTAAAATAAGTTCAGACAGCGGATTTTCCAAGTGTTTTTGAATTAATCTTTTGATCGGTCTTGCACCCATTTTTTCTGCACTTGCAAGAGAGGCTATATATTTTGAAACTTTTGGGGTTACTGACATTTTTAAATTCATGTCTTTTAGTTTGTTTATCAGCTTCTGCATCTCAAGCTTTGCTATTTCTGTCAATTGATCTTCTTCAAAATCTTTAAAAACAATAATTTCGTTAAGCCTATTTAGAAATTCGGGTCTGAAGAACCCTTTTAACTCATTTTTAATTTTATCTTTTGCGGCAGTTTCTCCGTCTCCTCCGAATCCAATAGTTGGTTTGGATATTTTTTCACTACCGATATTGCCTGTTAGGATAATTATACAATTATTAAAATTAATCTTTCTGCCTGAGTTATCTGTCACAAAACCCTCTTCAAGAATTTGCAACAATATGTTTAGGACTTCTGGGTGCGCTTTTTCAATTTCATCAAACAGTATAACGCTATAAGGATTTCTTCTGACCTTTTCAGTTAGATCTCCACCTTCTTCGTAGCCTACATACCCTGGGGATGCCCCAATTAATCGGCTGGATGAAATCTTCTCAGAGAATTCGCTCATATCTAATTGTATGAGTTTATCTATACCTCCATATATAAATTCGGCAATGCATTTTGCTGTATAAGTTTTTCCGGTTCCGCTTGCTCCAACAAGTAAGAAGCTTCCGACTGGCTTACCTGCATCTTGCAGCCCAGATTTAGATCTTAAAATTGATTGAGAAATTTCTTCTAAAGCTTCTGTTTGACCAACGATTTTCTTGTCTAATTTTTTGAACAACCCAATCATTCTTGTTGAGTCTTTTTTAGAGACTTGGGAAACTGGTATTCCTGTTCTTGAAGACACAACTTCAAAAATATCTTTTTTAGTAACTTTTATTTTTGATTTTAATGTTTTAGTTAACCAATTACTTATTATACTATCATATTCTTCTAATAAATTTAATTGTTCTTCTGTTACTGCATATGTATCCATTCCTACCACACTTAAATCAGACTCTTTTAGTGCTAAATTTTCTAAATGCTTTTCAATATCTTTTGCTTCTTGTGGTCTTTCTATATTTTTAATTTTAACTTTTGAGCCAGCTTGATCCATAACATCAATTGCTTTATCGGGAAACTGTTTATCTAGAATGTATTTAGAAGTTAAATGAACTATCAAGTCTAAAATTTCATCTGAATAATGAATGCTATGAAATGATTCGTATTTATTTTTTATTCCTTGTAGTATTTGTCTAGTCTCTGACTTTGTTGGTTCAATAACTTTAACCGCTTGAAACCTTCTGTCCAGTGCGCCATCTTTAAGGATACTCTTTTTATATTCATCGACTGTCGTTGCGCCAATACATTTTAGTTCACCTCGTGCAAGTAGGGGTTTGAGTAAATTAGCTGCATCCATACTTCCTTCTGCGCTGCCTGCCCCCACTAGGGTATGAATTTCGTCAATAAATAATATTATTTCTGGATTCTTTTTTGCTTCGTCGATAATTTTTTTGAGTCGTTCTTCGAATTGACCTCTATATTTAGTTCCCGCGATTAATGAACCCAAATCTAAAGCGTATATGATTTTACCCAAAAGAAAGTCAGGGGCTTCTGCTTTTACTATTTTTTGAGCCAAACCTTCAACTATCGCAGTTTTACCCACTCCAGGCTCTCCAAGTAAAACTGGATTGTTTTTTGTTTTTCTGCAAAGAATTTCACAAGTTTCCATGATTTCTTCTTGTTTTCCTATTATGCCGTCAAACTTACCTTTTATGGCTTGCATATTCAAGTTTAAAGCGTGTTTCTCAAGCGTTGGGGTTGCGAGGTCTTTGACAATCGGTTTAGGTGGAACAGGATTACTTTTTTTGACCCTATCGCTTGAGTAGTTTTCTTTTGAAAGGTGCAAGTATTCCCTGACTTCTGCTATGATATCTTCTTCAGAAGCATTGAATGGAACAAAAAATTGTGGTACAACTGATTCTTCATACTTTAATAATGCCAAAAGCATATGCTCAAGTCCAACATATTCATGACCGAGCTTTTCGCTGATTGAGGCTGAAACCTTGAGAATTAAATGAAAATGCTCATCATAGCTAGGCTCTTCATACTCTGGGTCATAATTAGAATCTTCATTAGCTAGCGAATCTATAAAAGAGTTTTCTACCTCTTGAAGTAATAATCTTTGGTTAATATTTAATAAAAAAAGTATTTCACTTAATATTCCTGCAGTCAACTTAAGCATTCCGTAAAACAAATGCTCTATTGATACATCTTTATTTTTATATTTCTCGGCAACTTTTTTGGCTTCATTGATTGCCTGCTGTGCGCGCGGCGTAAAATTAGGCTTTGGCGTCATCTTCATATTTTACACATTATTTTACTTAACTTCAGACATTTTCATATATATCTTTTCATCCATAATCCTTATAGAGTCAAGAAATACTATGTCTTCAGCTTTTCTTCCATATGCGACTACGATATTTTTCTTGCTTGGAGCTTTCTCATTTTTTTCGAAATATCTGTCATAAAAATTACCTCTTCTTGAATTTAGCAGCATTGCATTGTACCTTCCATTTTCGTCTGTGATTGATAATTTAATATATTTATTTCCGTTCCTTGAGGTGGCCTTTAGGCAATCTTCTACGACACCTATAAACTTTCCGGATTCATCGAGTTCCATCGATTCTAAATCGGTTGAATCTTTTAAATCTTTATACGAGTCAATAAAACAGCTTTTTAATTTTGAACTATGACTATAGCCGAGCAGTTCGTTTTCAAAATACCAATTTGCAAAGGTTTCGTATTGTTTATTTTTATCATAAATTGATTTATACAAATCATATTTCTTTTTAAATGTTTTAAATCTTGATTCTTTCATCAATGGTTTTCCGTCATCTCCTACAAGTTTCTCGCTTTTTGCGTCTGCAATACAATTAAGAAGCTTATACCCATATTCCTCGCCAAGCAAAATAAAGTTTCTTTTCTCTCTGTCTGTTAGGAGGTTAAATGCTTGCGCCTCAAGAGCCATTAAAGATCTATTAGAACCTTTACTTTGAAGAGCTCCAGCCTGCACTAACGAAGATAGTACGCCAATATTTAACCCAGCCTGTTTGGCTGAAAGAAAAATATCATACTTTGTTGGTGTTTCTGTTGATCTAAAATCTCTTAATGATGCGAGAGATTTTTCGCTAACCCCTTTGATGCTGTTAAGGCCAAATCTTATATTCTTTCCTTCGATAGAAAAGTCCATTTTAGATTTAGCTAAATCTGGAGAGAGAAGTTTAATTCCAAAGTTGGACAATTCTTGAGAGACCTTAGATATTTCTTCTTGTGGCGCAGGTTCGTATTTAGTCATTTTAAGCAAAGACAGAAAGAACTGTTGTGGATGCTTGAATTTTAAATATGTTGTCCACGCTGCCAAAGTGGCATACGCCAAAGAGTGAGACTTGTTAAATGAATAGTTTGCACTATCTTCCGCAACACTCCAAAGTACATCCCCTACTTCTGTAGGTAGATCGTTATCAATAATCTTTTGTTGAATCTTTGCTTGCCACGCTGGCATTTGGTCGATTTTTTTCTTTCCAACAATTCTTCTGAGCTGTTCTGATTCATCTAGGGTAAAACCAACTTTAACCGCCATTTGCATCAACTGCTCTTGGTAAAGAGGTATTCCTCCGGTATAATCAAGAACATCTCTGAAAAATTCATGAATAACCTGAGCTTCTCCACTTTCAGAATAAGTTGTATAGGAGTCGAGGAAATCTAAAGCTCCAGGTCTACCGATAGCAATCACGGCGCTTAGCTGTTCTAAATCTCTTGGCTTGATTTTCTTGCACACTCGATAATTTGTATCAGACTCAAGCTGAAAGAGTCCGTGGGGAGCTCTTAAGGACTGAAGTGGTTTAAACATTTTTTTATCATTTAAGTCTACGTTAGATATATCAATATCAATATTTTTACAAACATCATAGATAACGCTCAAGGTTCTTAGTCCAAGAATATCAAATTTAACCATCAATTCAGATACCCAATTCATGTCGTAACCTGTAACCAATGCGCCATCGTTTGTTTGTTGAACTGGACAGATATCCGTCATTTGGGCGAAGGATATAGCTATTCCGCTTGGGTGAACACCAGTGTTTTTATTTAACCCTTCTAGCTTTAGGGCTACTTCGAAAACCTCTTGGTTTTCAACTGCCCAATCTGTAAATTTTTCACTTTCCTGAATTGCTGTTGCGAGCGGCACAACAACTCCAAACTTTTTTGGTATCGTGTCGCTAACTTCATTAACTTCTTGTTCGGAGTATTCTCCAACAATTTTACCGCACTCTTTAATGCAGAGTTTTCCGCTCAAAGTATTTAATGTTAAAATCTTTGCTGTACGGGCTGGGTGTTTCTTCTCGATATACTCGATTACTTCTACTCGACGCTCGTAAGCAATGTCGTTATCAACATCCGCCAACAAACTTCCATCAAGGTAAGTTACGCCATCTTTTTCTATTTTTCTGGCTCGACTTTTCGAAACAAAACGCTCAAAAAACAAGTTATACTCTACTGGATCTACGTTGGTAACCCCAATTAAATACAACACTAGCGATCCTGCTGCCGAACCCCTACCTGGGCCAGTAGGTATGTCCTGTTCGTGACAGAAGTTAATTATATCCCAATTTAATAAAATATAATCAATAAATCCTAGTTCGTTTAATATTTTTAATTCTGATTTTGCGCGATCAAAATAATCTTTTTTATTTTTAAATTTATCTATTCCTTTATCGTATACTCCTTTATGGCATAGCTTACGAAGAAAGTCGTAATTTGATATAGTATTATCTGCTTCGAGCATATCATAATACTTTTGTTCTATTTTAATCTCAGGCAATCGAACGCCTGGAGGGCAGCAGTCTGCGTATTCTGTAAATTGTTCTGTAAAACTCATATTTCTATTTCCCATATCATTTTTTTAAATACTTCATAATTAACTCTTATATCATATAATGCGTCATGCAATTTGGTTGCATCGAAAGGTACGTCGAAGTCTTTACAACACTGTTTAAGGTTGCAGGAGAGGCCTCTTTCAATTAAATGGTTTAATCTATACTGCCATGCCAAAAAGTTATCTTCTTTATTTAATTTAATTTGTTTTTTAACTGCTTTTGCCAAGCATAAAGTGTCCACTAATTGCTCGGAGTAGCTGAAGTCAGATTTTGCTTTTGGGTTGACTAATTTTCTGTGCAAATTATGCATGTAAACATCAAACCCTAATAGATTATGCCCGACCTTTATGTAAGAATCATCGTAAAGGTATTTTTCGAAGTGATCTAATGCTATTTTTGGATCAACGGCGTTCTTCTTATATTTGGCTTGAGTAAAACCTGTAATCTTTGCAGCCTCTGGAGAAACTCTAAGATCGTCCCATTTGAGCCAGTAATCTTTTTGTTCTACAATTTTCCCTTCTTCCACAACGAGAAAGGCTAACTGCCAAGGTTTATTGTGTCCGGAAATTAAGTTTAGATTACATGTTTCGTAGTCAAACAGCAAATACTTTTGTTTATTTTTAAATCTTAATAAGGTTTCTTTCATATTAATTTTCTTTCCAGCTTTCGAAGCAAAACTCATTGCTACCAAAGTGATCCAGATTGGGTTTAGATAATGTTTTATTTCCAAATGTACGACCTGTTATACATTTGTATGTTTGTAAAGCTGATACGTCTTTCTTATTTTTGTAGTAAATACTTTTTGCGTTTTCTGTTTCGCATTTATTCTCTGCTGCATACCTCATAATTCTTGATCTTAGCGGCAAGTCAAATGGTAAACTATTGTTTTCAAGTAAAAAAATTGGTTTTGTGAATGAGAAATTAGGAGTGCAATTTCCAAACTTCATAGTATTTTGAAATATAAATGAATCATAGAAAGGTATTGCTAGCTTCAAATCTTCATCGTTCCAATGTTTTTTGAGTATTTTTTTATCAACAGCACTAAAAGATTCGCTAAAAGCTTCGCTGTAAATCTTATTCAGTAAAACGCAGCCTTTTGAGTTCTTTGCAAAAATGATAATTTTATGCCTAGAGTCTTGAGATTCTTTTGGGTTTATTTTGGAGTTTTCGCACATATCTACCCTGAGGCCGAATATAAGTTTAATATTCATTGATTCCGCGACTTTTTTAGCTTGAAGAAATCCAGTTAGGGAATCCTCTACTAAAACAACTTCTTTTAAGTTATTTTCTTTTGCTATTGAAAAAATGCTATCTGCTCCGCCCTCTTTATGTGTAATTGGATCATTAAGAGTTAGTATGCTTTTGCCGATAGAGAAATGACTTTTAAATAATGCTAACATGCTTAATATATTAGCATAATATTCAATCCCTGTCAAGCTATAAAAGTTATTAACATGATATTATTCTTGTTGACAGTTGACTGACTAAATGTTACTATTATAATATACAAATTATGAATATAAAAGTTAAAAAAAGAAACGGACGACTTCAGGATTTCCGAGTAGAAAAAATTAACGCAAATGTAGAGCGAGCTTGCGAGGATATCCAGGATGTTTCCGTTAGTGAAATTGTACTAGACGCTCAACTACAATTGTTCGATAAAATAACTACCCAGGAGATTGATTCTGCATTAATACTAAGCGCAAGAGAGAAGATTGAAAAAGAGCCAAGCTATAGCCTTGCAGCAGCTAGACTTTTGCTCAATACAGTATATAAAGAGGTTTTTAAGGAGGGTGTTGATTCTGACGCCTTTAGACTGCAATACAGAAAAAGTTTTATACAAAACATTAAAAGGTTAGTTAAGTTTGAGAAACTTGATCCGAGAATGCTTGATTTTGACTTGTCCAAGCTATCAGAGGCGATGAAAATAAGAAGAGACAAAGACTTTAAATATCTAGGTATACAGATTCTTACGGATAGATACTTCATTAGACACGAAGGTAAAATAATGGAAGCACCCCAATGTTTTTGGATGAGAGTTGCTATGGGGCTATCTTTGAACGAAGAAAATAAAGAAGAATGGGCGATAAAATATTATGATATGTTTAGTCAGTTTTTATATACATCCTCTACTCCAACTTTATTTAATAGTGGAACTACTCATTCTCAATTAAGCTCTTGTTATCTAAACACTTTCGATGACAGTATAGACGGCATTTTCGATGGGGCTTGGCAGGAGGCTCGTAAGTCAAAATATGCTGGCGGACTAGGTTTTGACGTCACTCCGTTTAGGTCATCTGGTTCGCACATAAAAGGAACAAATGGTATTTCTGGCGGGCTAATTCCTTGGTTAAAAATTTACAATGATCTTTTAGTCGCTGTTAATCAAGGCGGTAAACGTCCAGGCGCTGGCTGCGCTTATCTTGAACCTTGGCATTTAGATTACGAAGACTTCTTGAATTTACGGAGAAATACTGGAGACGACAGACTTAGGTGTCACGATATGAATACAGCATCCTGGATTCCCGATGAATTCATGAGAAGAGTGCAGAACGAAGATGTTTGGTACTTTTTTGATCCAACCGAGTCTGACCTGCACGATTGCTTTGGAACTGAGTTTGACAAAAAATACAATGAGCTCTGCGGTAAAGCGGAAGAGGGTTTAATTAAGAATTATAGAGTAACTCCCGCAAAAGAGTTGTGGAAAAAAATGCTCAAGGTATTATTTGAGACCTCGCATCCATGGAACACATTTAAAGATCCATGTAATATTCGTTATACTAATCAACACGAAGGCGTTGTTCACAGCTCGAATCTTTGCACCGAAATCACCCTTCATACAAAAGCTTCTTCCTACGAAAAGGGTCAAAAAACAAAAATAGGAGAAACTGCGGTTTGTAATCTTGGTTCAATCAACCTCCTGAATCATATGAATGAAGACGGAAGCGATATTGATTACATAAAATTAGAAAAAACAATACACGCCGCTATTCGTGCACTAGATAATGTTATTGATTTGAATTTCTATCCGACCCTAGAGTCCAGGAACTCTAATCTTAAAAATAGGCCAATCGGACTCGGGCTGATGGGCTTGCATGACATTCTTCACAAAATGAATATAAAAATCGATAGCGACGAAGCTGTGAAATTAAACGATAAGCTTTTTGAGTTTTATTCTATGCATGCAATTTATGCTAGCTCTTTACTAGCTCAAGAGCGCGGTCAATATGAAACTTACGAAGGTTCACTCTGGAGCAAAGGAGTGTTTCCAATTGACTCTTACAATAACTTAATGGTTTACAGGGGCAAGCAAAAAGCTCCAAAACAATCTACTATAGGTAAAGGTCAAACTTTGGACGAATGGCAAAAAGTCAGAATTCATGTTAATGAATTTGGCATGAGAAATTCAAATGTTATGGCTATAGCTCCCACGGCTACAATTGGCTATATTAATGGAATAGAGCAAAGTATCGAACCTAACTTTTCTGTATTATTTGTTTATGAAAACAAAAGTGGGAATTTCTTTATAACTAATCAGCATTTTATTGATGACATGAAGCGTGCGGGGCTCTGGAATAGCGAGGTCGCCAAACTTGTCAAAAGTGTTGACGGAGATTTATCTTTATTGAACGGAGATATTCCTTCTGAGTTAAAAGAAAAATATAAAACTGCATTTGATCGTGATATGTTTAAGTTGATAGAATGCAATTCTGCTCGCCAAAAATGGATGGATCAGGCTGTAAGCTTTAATCTTTATAATAAATCTACTTCTCTTAAGTATTTAAATGATGTTTATATGAGCTGCTGGGAGGCTGGACTAAAGACAACTTACTATTTGAGGAATAGAGCTGCATCTAAAGTCGAAAAGGCTCATGACGATTCATCAAAAACAGAAGAAGCTAAAGCGTGCAGTATCGAAGCTATGAAAAACGGAGGAACTTGCGAAAGCTGTCAATGACCCGACATCAACATTTAAAAGCTTTTAAAGAAGCTATTTTGAGATGCAATCTAATTCGTAAAGATTTAGATAAAATAAACTCTAATATAGAAGCTCTTAATTATAAAAAGCACAGAGATTATGCTGAGCATGCATATACAAAAACTCTGGAAGAAATAATTAGTCGCGGTAAAAAATATTTATCTTTAAACGTAGAAGCTGATGAGTCAATTAGAGTTGCATTAGATATACAAAAATATCAAAGTATATTAGATAATATAAGTTAATCTTTTATTTATATTCGTAATTAAAGCCAGTTAATTTAATAGTTAGCTGGTTTTTTTTGTTATAGTGTATATTATATATATGAGTAGAATTTTAAAATCAATCAAGAAAACACTTCTAGATAATGTTGTATCCGATAAAATTAAAAAGGATATTTTTTCAAAAAAGATACTTAGTGTCCCGGAATCTAAACCCGATGAAAGGGATTGGCCTCATGAGCGTGTAAGATTTACATCTCCCGAACTTAAAGAATTTTCAAGAAGAGATTTAACTCCAAAAGTTTTAGATCAAGGATCAATAGGTTCTTGCGTGGGTCATAGCGGGAGGGTTTTATTGAGCTCTTCTGAATTATTTCAAGCAGAAGAGTCTAGCCCAATGTGGATATACAAAAAGGGCAAAGAGCACGATGTTTTTGCTGGCGAAGATTATTCGGGAACGACTATAAGAGGCGCAGCAAGGGCTGTACAGAAAGAAGGTTGCTGTTTCGAAAGGTTTTGGCCTTACGTTGCGGATGAATCTTCTTTACCAAAAGAAGGCGCTTCAGAAGATGCTGCTTCAAAAAAAATCAAATCTTATAGGTTTATTCTTGCTCGTCAATCTAACCAAATAAAGGGGGCGTTAATGAAACAACCTTTATGGTATGCATTTAGAGTTAGAGAAGCTTTTTATTCTGTTCGTTCTGACGGTATAGTTGATACTGAAAAGTATTTAAACTCGGAAGCTGTAGGCGGTCACGCAGTAGCTATGATAGGCTGGAAGTATATTGGGGATAAATTATATTGGGAATTCCAGAATAGCTGGGGATCTTGGTTTGGGGATGATGGGTATTTTTATATGGAGGATTCTTTGTTTGTGTCTCAAAATTTAGGCGCTCTTGGCCCGATGTATTTAGAAATTAAATTAGAAGAGCCAGAACCTGAGCCAGAACCTGAGCCAGAACCTGAGCCAGAACCTGAGCCAGAACCTGAGCCAGAACCTGAGCCTGAGCCTGAGCCAGAACCTGAGCCTGAGCCTGAGCCAGAACCTGAGCCAGAGCCAGAGCCAGAACCTGAGCCAGAGCCCAAAGAAAAGAAGAGTAACCTATTTAAAATCGTAGTTGCAGCTATAGTTGGTGCGTTCGTCTTTTTGCTGTCTAAAATTTGGGGATAACAAATAAATTATTCATTTTATTCTTGATTTTTTAGTATATATATCGTATACTAAGTGAACTTAAAATTCATTTAATACGTTATATTATATCATGGAAGAAAAAACAGGAACATTATTAACAGACAATATTGCTGGAGTCAATAGAATCTTACCTCATAAGCATAAATATGCATGGGATTTATTTTTAAAAAGTTGTGCCAATAATTGGATGCCTACTGAAATCAGTATGCAGAACGACATTAAACAATGGAAAAACAATGAAATTACAGAAGATGAGAAATTACTTGTTAAACGCTGTCTTGGATTTTTTGCTGGATCTGAGTCTTTGGTTGGTAATAATCTTTTGTTATCTGCCTTTAAATATGTTACTGATGCTGAATGTCGTCAATACATACTTCGTCAAGCGTTTGAAGAAAGTCTTCACAATCTTACGGTAGTTTATATTTGCGACAGCCTTGATTTAGATATAGAAGAAGTTTTCGCAGCATACGAAACAATTCCAAGCATAAAAGCTAAAGATGATTTTCTTATGCAAATCACAAACGATATTAGCAGGCAAGGTTTTGACGCGCATTCTATTGAAGGTAAGCAAGAAATATTAAGGAACTTCCTGACTTATTGGATTGTTTGCGAGGGTACTTTTTTCTTTAGTGGGTTTGCTATGCTACTCGCTTTGGGCAGGCAAAACAAATTGCAGGGAATTTCTGATCAAATTAAATATACGCTAAGGGACGAAAGCTCTCATATTGCGTTTGGAACATATTTAATTAATACTCTAATTGAACAAAATCCAGAAATCTGGACTCAAGAAATTCAAAACGAATTCGTGGAACATATGAAAAAAGCTGTAGAACTAGAAATAGCTTACGCTCACGATGTATTACCCACAGGAATTTTAGGTTTAAATGCAGATATGTTTGTTGAGTATATGCACTTCATAGGAAATAGAAGGCTTGAAGGTATAGGTCTTGATTATCGTTTTCCTAGTGATAAAAATCCTTTTCCTTGGTTGAGTGAAGTTGTCGATGTACAAGCTATGGGCAACTTCTTCGAAAGAAGAGTTAGGGAATATCAACAAAGCGGTTCTCTTGAGGATGATTTTTAAACAAGTAATAAGTTTAAGCTGTCATTATATTAATTTATAGTTTAGAGCATCATTTATTACTAAAGCCCCGAGTGGGGCTTTTTTATTACCCTAAAACATCAAACAAGGGTTTTCCTTTATTTGCGATCGTGAAAGGTCTTCCGGAGGGGGAATACTGTACATCATTAATTTTTAATCCTAATGCGTATGCTATTGTTGCGTTTAAGTCTTCTGGTTTAACGGGTTTTCCTTCTTTTGGAGATCTGCCTTGGTCGTCTGTTTCTCCATAAGAAAATCCGCCTTTAACTCCTCCACCCGCCATGAATGCAGTAAAGCAATATGGCCAGTGATCTCTTCCACTTCTACCATTAATATTTGGAGTTCTGCCAAATTCAGAAGTTAAAACAACCAGGGTTTCACTCAACAAACCTCTCATTTCAAGATCAATTAATAAGGCGCTCAATGCTCCATCTATATCCGCGCAATTTTCACCAACCCTTTCGAAATTGTTATCATGAGTGTCCCATCCGCCTCTGGTCACCTCAACATACCTTACTCCATTCTCAACCAATCTTCTCGCAAGCAGGCATCCTTGTCCAAAATTTGAAGTGCCATATTGCTGATGTATATTTTCTGGCTCCTCGGATATATCGAACGCTTTTAAATCTTGGCTGTTCATTAATTTAATTGCATCTTTATATAAATCTGAATATGCTCTTATTTGTTTTTGCGGAAATTCTGTAGCAAAATTTGTATTTAACTTTTCTATTAATGATATTCTTCCTTGAAAATGTTCTTTATCTAAATATCCTGCTAGTTTACTATTGGCTAAGCCTGATTTTGGATTATTTATTGATAGTGGGCCATATTTAGATTCTAAAAATCCAGCACCTAATCCTCCTCCTCCAATTTTGATATTAGAGGGGATTGTTTCGTTAATTGAACCAGAAAGTTTAGACACCCAACTTCCAAAAGTAGGATGAACAATTGTTCCTCTTTTTAGATAGCTTGTATGCATAAGGTAGCTAGCTTGCTCGTGCGCGCCTTGACTTGTTACCATTGTTTTGATGATTGAAGCGCGATCCATTAATTGTGCGGTTTTAGGCAAATACTCTGAAAGTAATATACCGTCGGCACTCGTGGCGATAGATTTAGTTGGCCCTTGAATGTCAGGGCAATCTGGCTTTGTTCCAAAAGTATCTAAGTGCGACATCGCGCCCGCCATATTTAGATAAATCACATGTCTTGCGGTAGCCAACCTAGTTCCCGCTTCGAGCGCTTGTGCGTTATTATGGATATAGGAACCAGCCATCGGCATTAACCCAACCCCAAAACATGCTTTTGCGGCGTGTGCAATAAATTCTCTTCTTCCTAATTCATCTATATTACTAAAATTTGTTTTCATATTTTTTTTCTTTTATTTATTTTATAAAAATGTATTCGTGTGAATTTACTAAAGCCCATATTATTTCTTTATATATATCTTCTTTATTTATTAATGCGTCTTTGAATAATTTTAACTCTGATATAGAAGGTTTTCTATTTAAAATAGATTTAAAACCAACTTTTATTTTATCGTCTAATGTTTTTTGTTTTTTTATTAATTTTACTACTTCAGAATTTTTATTGTTTATGATCTTTGTTTCTACAAAACCATTGATTAAATTAAGAACTTGCGTTGTTGATGGCTGTGTGTTTGCGTTTTCAATTTGTTCGCGATCTGATCCGCCAAACTCTCGAATTACATGACCTACTGGCGCTGGAGAACTTAATTCGGATGCGCGAACAGAGTTTCGATCTTTTACAAAATTGTTTTTGCTTTGTTGTTTTTTCTGGGAGTTGAATTTATCTACGCAAGATTTACAGCAGAAAGCAAGAGTTTCTCCGTTTTCATTCAAGGCTAATAAAGTTGGGTCAATAGCTCGGCCAGGTTTAATCGGGCAATCTATATTAATTGGTTCTCCGAATTTTTGTTTGGATTCGGGCTTTTTAGTTTTATTTATTTTAGATAGTAATTCTTCAAGTAATTCCTCCCCCGACATTTCCGAAAGTCTTTCAAAATCTCTATACCCAGAATCATTTGGCTGAAGCTTTCTAGAGTCTATGTTATTAAAATTTAAAGAAACCAAGGAGTCCCATAACTGCTCTCCACTCATCCTTTTTAAAATTGGGCCTTGATAAAAAAATGGAACTGCATTCATGGATTGTTTTTCAACATTCGGACCAGCAATTACCCATTTTACATCTATTGGCATCGCAGTATCTTTTTCATCTTTAGCGACAATATCACGGGAAGGAGACTGTCTTTGAAAAGCTTTTGTGTTATAAAGTATTCTAAGGAATTCTTTTATATCGTATTCTAATGCAACCATAATTTTTTCTAAATGCAGTTGTAATACTGGGTCTGTCGCCATAGTATCATCAAACATATTATCTATTGGTTCGATTAGAGCTATCCCGAAAACTTCTTTCCATAATCTATTAACAATTACAGATGTAAACCTTGGATTTTTTTGTGAAGCTAGCCAGCTTGCATATAATTCTCTTGAACCAGCACTTTTAGAGAGTTCTATTTCATGACCAAAAAGAGTTTTTCCCGAAAGAGCTTCGTTTGGTTTTGCATTATCATATTGATAATCTTTAGGTAAATTAATTTTACCTGATCCTGGTTGATCTAGTCCTGCCTGTAATATATCTTGAATTGATCTTGATGCATTTCTAATTTGAGGCACTTTCTGTGGCTCACCAACTTCTTCTAGCCTTTTTTGCTCTTCTCTAACTAGCTTATTGAATTTATTGAGATTATCAAGCCCCTTTCTTCTAAGGTTTGTAGAACCACTAGTAAACGCAGCCATCTCATAAAATTCTTTTTGCGTCCACCTGTCAAATGGGTGATCGTGGCATTGCGCGCACTCTAAACTTGTGCCAAGAAAAATTCTAACTGTGTTTGCCATATTGTCAAGAGGCATACCTGCGTCTCTAGCAAAATACCCGACCCCTTCACTACCCCTTTGCCACACAGGGCCAGAAGAAGAAAGCATTTCTCTGACCCATTTATCATAAGGTCTATTTTGGGATATGAATTCTTTAACATAATTTTTATATGGAATCCCTGATATTCTATTACTCAATCTATCTTTTAGCCTCAATATATCCGCCCAGAAATTAAACCAGTGACTATTGTATCCCTCGTTAGCCAATAGATTGTCTATAAGTTTTGTTCTCTTATTTTTGTCGCGGTCTTCGAGGAAGAGGTTGGTTTCGTTATAAGAGGGCGTTCTGCCTATTATTTTTAAATAAGCTCTTCTCAAAAATGTAGACTCATCTATTTCTTTATTTGGTCTTTGATTATATGATCTTAATTTGTTTTCAATTAATTTATCTATATATCTTGCATTTGAAACTAAGTTTTTCTCGGAGAGAGGTTTTTTGAATTTAGGTAGGTATTCAAGTTTCGGCGGGAAATTATTTTTTACATAAGCTCGATGGTCTTTAGTTAGTAACTTAAGAGGCACTCTAAAAAGCTGTAAGTCGTGTGCTCTTTTTAGCATGACATGCGTACTATTCGACTCTATTATTTCTCCCCTAACACTATTCCCGTCGTTAAAATATAAAACATCTCCAAAGGACAATAGTGATGACAAAACTAATAAAACAATAATTTTCATAATAATTAATACACTAATCTAATTTTGGTATTTTTCTCCATTGCGATTTATCGTATACATAATAATATTCTTTTTTAATGAAAATCCAACCTAATTCCTCTGAGTAAATATACGGAGCAAAAGTTTTTGAGACATATATCCATCGAAAATGTTTTGGCTCATATATCCAACCATTAATGAAAGAACTAGAGCTCTGCTGCAGCATAGATATGAAGTTGTTTTTTTCTTGTATTTTCTTTTCTAGATTACGTTTTTCGTGTTGTGATTTAGCAAGTTGATCATGCAGCGATAATGATTTGATTGACTCGGGTTGCGTCGATTGCATTACATTTTTTTTACCCTGCGCTTCTATTAATTTTTTCATAATGCTATTTTTTTTAAAAGATTCGCAATTCATGTGGTGAGTGGCTATACTGAGTGGCTGCGATGGATTTATTGTATTGCAGTAATCACATCCGCAGAGAAAGTCTTTAACGCTATAACCCAAACAGGTAACTTGATGAAATAAAAATACTAAAAAGTATAATTTTCGCATATTTTATATTACACACAAAAAAGCCGCCCGAAGGCGGCTTGGTAATGAGATTTAAAATATCTCTAGCTTTTGTCTGAACTAGGTGTTTTGAGTAGTGCGACCAAAAGCAGCAGTGTGATAATTCCTGCTAGGGAAGCGCCTTCTCCGACAAAGCCTGTTACGACATCCTGAAGGTTGCCGATTACGTTAATAGGAGCTCCGGCGCCAAAGACGACTTGAGCTACGACCAATAGGCCGATAATTGACAGCAAGACGCTTGTGACGCCTCCTGCATATGATTTAATCGTATCGATTGTATTTTTCATAAATAGATTAGAATTGAACTGAAACGCCTAAGCCTAAAACATATTCTCCGCCGATTGAGTCTGAGTCAACCCTTGACACATCTAACGAGATTGCAGATTTTTCTGAAATAGCTTTAGATAGCCCTGCATCAATAGAATAATAAGTCTCATCTTGAGAGGCTGTATTTTCTGTATTTCCAACAGAACCTCCAAGACCTAAAGAAGCGAATGTCAGATCTACGCTATGGGACACTGCGAGCTCTGTAGTCCAGTTATCTTGATCAAGATCTCTAAAAACAGAAACTGTTGGAGAAAGTAGAGTGTTAAACTCAAAGCTTAAGGCTCCTTCCATAAGAGCTTCTCCATCTACATCTTCAACATGATTAACTCCTGCATAAACAGAAACTAAGCTGTCAAGAAAAGACTTTGAGACTCCTGCAGATAAGATGTATGTATCTGTTCCATTGTCAATAGACTGGTTCGTGAAAGCTCCAAGGGAATAATCTAAGCCAAGAGCTTTGCCGCTTGTTCCGACATTCAGCTGAATAGATTCTTGAGACTTTAGCGCGCCTCGATAGAAATAATCCGAGCTGTACTTTGTACCTAGAGTATGATTTCCTGCTAGAGCTGCGTTGATAAAAAACCCAAAAAGGGCTGTAATAATTAATGTTGTTGTTTTCATAATATTAATGAACACTATAATATACTATTTCTAGAAAATGTCAAGCTATTTTTATTCTTTCACTTGTTTTATTTTTAATTTTAGGTATTTTTATATTCAATAATCCATTATTCATTGTTGCAGATATGTTTTTGGAATCTATATTATTTTGTAATTTATATTTATTCTCGAAGGAGTCGAAAAATATTTCTTGTTGAGAGTATTTTTTTGCATCTTTATTTTCGTTTTTGTATGATACATATAATATATTTTCTTTTGTCTGTATGTCGATATCTTTTTTATTTAATCCTACTGCTTCAATTTCTATAGTAACAGAATCTTCTTGATCGATAATGTTGGATTTTCTTTTAACGTTTAAATCGGCATAATAGATACCATCAAATACAGAATCTAGTAATGAATAAAAAGAATTGGAATTGTTGTTTTTAATATAATATGACATTTTGTCTCCTTGTGTTATAGTTGTTTTTGAAGTATTGTGTAAATGTGTCTCAATAATAACTATACTATTGAATTTACAATACTATATTTGCTATAACTATGCCAATTATTCTTTAAAAAGGAATGGGCGCCATTCCTCACGCTCTTTTTGAAAGGCATGAAAAAAATGCCAAGGCTTGAAAGCTTTTAAGCTTTCTCCTTTATAGTTTTTATATGGATATAAGGTTCCTTTTTTACAATTGCATGGCTGACATGTCATTGTTACATTAAAATCTTCTTTTGTTCCGCCTTTGCTTTTAGGGTATACGTGTTCGATAGTCATATCTTTCATGTCAAAATGTTCACCACAAATCTGACACACGCCTTCGTATCTTTGGTATAGATAGCGTAAGTTGGGAGGGTTTTTACTTTTATATACCCATTTAGAAGTTGTCAATAAAATCGTAGGTACTGGATACAATCTATTACAAGAACTTAGAAATGGTTGGTTTTTGTAATAAGTTGCTCGCTCAGAATTGATCCAATCCTCCCAAGACAAAGGTTCTCCAGAAAAACTTAAAGCGTGAACTGATTGAATTTCATTAGATTTTGATCCACAGGATATAAGTTTTCTTATTCCTTCTTTCGCTGTAGTTATGTTAATAGGCGTCCAAAAATGCGAGAGTATCAAAACCACTCGATCTTTGCCGTCAATTAGATTCAACTTTTTTCTTTTTTGTCGTGGTGGCCCGCTTTCGAGGAATTGGGTTTTTCATGTGTGTATCCCATTTTTTTCATTTTTAAATGATCCTCTAGGGTTTTAGCTTTATAAGCTTTTCCTGTTTTAGGGTCGTACATCATGTGAGGTTTAAAATCATCTTCTGCAGCATAATCTTTTTTCATTTTTTTAGATTGGGCTTTTTTGATTGCTTCTTTAGATGGATAATCTTTGTCTCCTGGCTTTGCGGGTTTATAGTTTTTACCCATTCTTTTTTTCTTTTTTTGAATATTTTCCCAAAGACCAGCATCACTTTCAGACGGTTCCTCTTGACCTTCTTCCAGATTCTCTTCTCCTTTTGTTACGTTTGTCACGCTTTTTTTGCTCCACATTTTACAGCTCCAATAGCGAGCTTTTGTTTTCGGGCCTGGGTCTGCGCAATTATGTCTAGCTCTAAAGCTTTTTCTGCGATTCGGGTTATCGCGCTTAATCTCCATATTTGGATCGCCGAAATTTACTTTAACAACATTACCTTTTTCATTTTTAACATAAACAGAAAATTTCTTTGGCCCCTTGGGCGTTCTGAATGGTTTATTTAATTTTTTTCCTTTATTCGCTTCTGAGGCCCAGCTTTCTTCATCAACATACTCTTCAAAGCCAAGTTCGTCTACATCAATAAAGATTGTACTCCACATTTCGTTCGAGAACTCAGGATCTTCTTGAAGCTGGTGGTTATAAATATCTAGATTTGCGGTAATAAGATCTTCTTCTGTGAATAAATTAGCTTCGTCTCTTGCTCCATCATCAATCAAAACTCCAGCAGAAGCTTTAGCTACATCTTGATCAGCCTTGCGGTAGCTATCTTTAACTTTTCCACCTCTAACCATTTTTAAAAACATATTTACTCTGGCCATCGCCCATTGACCTCTACTTTTTCCTGGTCTATGGCTTGATGAAAAAGCCCCTGCGCCTCTTCTGTATATTTTCTTTAATTGAGATAAGGTTACCTTTTTTTTACTCTTAGAATTGTGCTCCTTAACTTTAGATTTTAAAGATTCAAGAACTCTATCTGAAAAAGTTATTTTTCCGCCTTTTTCTCCTGCGCTTCCAGGTTTGTTTTTATCGGAACCTTTTTTTTGTTCGGACTTTTTTGCGGGTGTTTGCGCCGAGCTCTTTGGCTCAGATCGTTTTGCTGAGTAAGATTTTTTTTCCATAGTTATTTATTACACAAATTTATGTTGATTTTCTATATACCAATTATATGTATCTGTCAGCCCTTTTTCTAATGATATATTTGGCTCGAATCCCATATTGGATATTTGGGTGTTATCCATTTTTTTACGAAATGTTCCGTCAGGTTTTGAGCTGTCAAAAACAATGTCCCCTTCGTAACCTACAATTTTCTTTATGAGTAAAACTAAATCCAGTATTGATACTTCACTATTTGAGCCGCAGTTTAAGTGGGAAATTTCTTTGCTATATATATCTTTTGCGTCAATATTCTCTAGGCAATATGTTATTGCTCTAGCTAAATCATCGACGTGTAAAAATTCACGCAATGGTTTTCCGCTACCCCAGACTTCGACTGACTCTTTTTTATTCTGCTTAGCTTCATAAACTTTTCTTATTAATGCAGGTAGAACATGAGAAGTTTCTAAATTAAAATTATCTCTTGTTCCGTACATATTGCAAGGCATGATAGAGTAAAAATTATTATTATATTGCTGATAAAAGCTTTCGCATAATTTAATTGCTGCTATTTTTGCAATTGCATAAGGCTCATTTGTTTTTTCTAAAATATCTGTCAGTAGATATTCTTCTTTAATCGGAATTTCTGAATCTCTAGGATATATACATGAACTACCAAGATTAATTAATTTATGAACATTATATATATGAGAGGCATGTATTAAATTTGTTGCTATTTGTAAATTTTGATATATAAAATCTGCGCGATAAGTATTGTTGGCAAGAATTCCGCCAACCTTAGCGGCACAAACAATTACTATTTCTGGACGCTCTCTTCCGAAAAATTTATGAACTTGATCCTGTTTCGTTAGGTCTAACTCGTTCCTTGTTTTTGTTAAGATTTTTTCGCAACCTATCGACTTTAAATAATTTAAAACTGCAGATCCAACCATTCCTGCGTGACCTGCTACAAAAATTTTTTTATACTTCATTGGCTCAAGGACATGTAGTCGCTTTGATACATTTTTTTAACAAGTCCATAAAAATCTGTTTTGCGCGTCCACCCCATTTCATTTTCAGCCAAAGAGCAGTCTCCGCATAATTCGTGAACTTCTGCAGGTCTATAGAATTTTGGGTCAACCTCAAAAATTAAATCTTTATTTTCATTAAAATATTTCTCTGTTTCATTTTCTCCAGAAGAAGAGAATTGTATTCCAGCGTTTTTTAGGGCTTCATTCAGGAACTCTCTGACCGTGTGCATCTCTCCACTACCTAATACATAATTTTTGGGAGAATCTTGGTTAAGCATTAGCCACACCCCTTCCATAAAGTCTTCCGCGTCACTCCAGTCTCTTTTCGCTTCTATATTTCCCAACTTTAAAACTGGTGGAGTACGTCCTTTTTCCATTGCTATTTTAATACTCGCAATCGTGTGAGTGATTTTTCTTGTAACAAAATCCAAACCTCTTCTGTTGCCTTCGTGATTAAAAAGCCACCCTTGAACTGCATATAAATTATAAGATTCTCTATAAACTCTGACAATATGTCTTGCTGCACATTTTGCAGCACCATATGGAGATTGAGGTCTTAGTGGATGATTTTCATCTTGAGGTGAACAGACTACATCCCCAAACTCTTCGGAGGAGCCTGCGTTATAAAATTTACAGTGCGGGGAGAATCTGCGAATAGATTCTAATATATGCAAAACTGCATCTGCATCTGTATCCCAAGTTTGAATTGGGTAATCCCAACTTCCAGCAACAAAAGATTGTGCTGCAAAATTTATAAAGTAATCAGGTTGAACATCTAGTATCACGTCTCTTATGCTGTGCGCATCATTTAAATCCATATTAATTAACTTAAATCTAGATTCATTTTCTAGATGAAGTATGTTTTCATGATTTTTTACGCTAAGCCTTCTGACTGTTCCGTATAATTCGTGATTTGTATTTTCAAGAAGGTAATCAACCATATGACTTCCGTCTTGACCTGTAACTCCTGTTATTATAATTTTTTTCATCTTGTCATTAAAATTGCTTTTATAGTTTCTTTTGTAATTGGTGTTGGTAAGCAGTTTTTTTGGATTTTAAAAAATCCCCACTCGTCATGCTCAAAGGCGTCTTTTGCTTCGGAGCTGGGAAAAATTAAATTTTGTATCTCCGTATAGTACACAAAAAATGTCCCACCGCTTGGGGTTGAGAATTTAGTTAGATATGATATTTGTTGATTTATTTCGACATCTGTTTCTTCGAAAAATTCCCTAAGCGCGGCGTCTTTGGGGCTTTCGTTTAATTCTATCGCTCCACCGGGGATGGCCCAATAACCAGAAAGACTTTCGCAAACTTTTGATCTGCGACCCAATAAAATTAAACCTCCTAGTTTTACAAGAAGTCCTGCAGCGTCAACCTTAACCATCTAGAAAGTCATCTATTTTATTTTTGTTTTGCCAGTGCGGGCACCCTTCGTAGTTCATTTTTATAACTCTTTCTCCATCTTCTTCGTTCGGCTTTAGTTTTTCTTTTTCTTTTAGGAAGGCTGTTTTTAAAACTTTATCTTTTGAGTTTATTAACGCATAATATTCCATAGGCTTTCGGTAGGGGCATATGAATGCTTTTATAGGTTCTCCATTCTGATCTAAAATCGGCTGACCATAGGATATTTTAAATCCATCCTTTCCGCAAGCCAAAGGCCCTCCAAACGTTCCATCTTTTGGGAAACCTTGGGTTGCTGCGTAGTTGGATTTTGCGCAATCTTCATCAAAGTTGTCTATATACTTTTGAAATTCAGTTAATTGATACTCGAAACCCTCTAGTTCTTCTTCGCTGATTTTGTCCATTTTCACATAACCTTTTCCTCTTTCTCCTAAAACGTCTTTGTCTAAATCAAATCGCAAGAATATAAACTCGCTTTGGGGTTCGGTTTCTGGCATCAAATGTTTTACTGCTAACGAATATATTAAATTTTGCAAATTATCTGTTATGTCTTTTCCTTTAAATACTGATTTGCTACTTTTAAAGTCTCTTATTATTACAGAATTATCTTTATATTTAAAAAGTTTATCTATATAACCTCTAACCGCATACCTTACTCCTTTTTCTGGCTTATCTATTTCTAGATCGAAAAATCTTTCCGACTCGGCGAGGGTAGGTTCTTCATCCAAATCTCCGAAAAAGTCACAGCGCAAACCTGCGACAATCATCTCATCAATTAAGTCTAGATTTTCTTGATCCGAAACGTTTAATTCTTCAGCTTCTTCTTTAACTTGAGACGCAACTATTTCAGTATTCCATATTGTTCCTTCTTTTATTATTTTGTCAAATTCAGATCTGTGATTGTCGCCAAGCAACTCAAATATGTTGTGGCAGATTGTTCCCCTACTTGAGCCGTCGTTTCCTGCCTGAGGAAGCTTTAATTTATAATTGCACCAATAAGTCCAACTACAAGTTTGTGCAGTTTTAATTCTACTAGCTGATAGTTTTGTTAATTCACTCATTGATTATTATTTTTTTGTTTTTTAATATACTTTTTGGTATGATCTTTTCGAGCTTTTGTATTTCTTTTATTATAAATTTTTGTTGTGTTTTTGCGTCTGTAGATGATAGCTTATTTTTCCAAGAATTAAATTGATCGCCGCTCATTTCTCCAAAATCTTTTGCCGATGGTAAACATATTGAAATTTTATCAGGCTCCAAGTAATTTAATAATTTTAGATAATTTTTTATTGAAGCTTCTAAACCTCTGTTTCTGGAGGATCCTGAGTCATTATTTAATGATAAAATAACTTTGGATGGGTTGAGAGATATTAGTGAGAATATAAGTTTATTTGGCAAATCCAAGCCAAAGGTGACAAGAACGTTGTAATATCCGTTTTCATTTAATTTTAGCAAATCTCCGATACTTTCAACTAGTATAACTGAATCTTTCTCTTCGATTGCAATCTTTGTTTCTTTGTTTGCGTATAAAGGGTAGATCCAAGATTTTTTCTTTCCGATATGCTTCCATTTTGGCCTTCCTTCTATGGTGGTCATATCTCTACCTGAGAAGCCGTGAATTTGATTAAATTCATTGTATATTGGGAATATAAATCTTTTATTTAGTTTTCCGTTTGTAGCGAATCCACCTTTTAACCTTTTGAGGGTTTCGTCGCTAATTCCTCGATCATTGTAAAATTTATAATGAGGTAATAATTTGTTTAAGCAGTCTTCTGGATATATTTCTTCCATTTCTATTTTTTCGATTGATTCTATTTTGTTGTAATTCGCTCCTAAATCTTCTTCTTCTAAATATTTCTTTAATTCGTTTTTGTCGTTCGTACCTAACGTTATCTCTACTAATCTTTTTAGCGGAGAAAAAGTTGATCCTTGAACGTGATCTTTCCAGACTCCCGTGTTTTTGTATATTTGAAGCGCTGTATTATTGTCTCCATTTCTGAAAATAGCATTTGTTTGCCAGTAGGGCCCTCTATCGTTAAGTTTGTAACCTAGGTTAATTAAACATTCTTTTATTTTGTCTGAAGATATTGATTGCATTATATATTTGGTAAATCCTCCATAAATTGTTCTGCAGCTCCAACCCCTTCAGAATTCATGTGGGAAACTAAATCTTGAAGATCTCCCCGCTCCTCTAGCGCGAAGTTTTCCATGTGTAAGTTGATATAATTTTTTCTTTTACTGCCGTCTGGCATTTCTATAGGTTGAAGCGCTCTGTGGACATCCTTACCTAGCCATCTGTATTTAAGACATATAAGTTTATGGGTTCCAAAACCTTCTGGTTCGTTTTGTATCTCATCCATGGTTTTTTGTCGAAGAAGAAAAAGGTGAGAGCAGAATTGAGTGATCTGATCTGAAAGAGAGACAATACTTTCGTCATCTACTACGTTATCAGAATTTCTATTGTTTGTTATACCAAGCCTATTACTTTGCACGCTTGTTAACATAGCTATTGTTGGGGCTCCATTAAAACATAATTCTTTTTGTATTAACTGTTTGAATTTATCAACCATTCTTCCGACTGTTTCCCAAGAGCTGGCTCCGTTTTGCCTTTCGTATGTTGTTTTAATATAGTCAAAACTAAAAATCATTCGATTTCCCCTTCCGACTTCTGAAAAATAAAATCTTCTAATTATGTTTAACATACTATCAATAGAATGACCTGCGACGTTGTAATAATAGAATTGAAAGTTCTTAATTTTTTTCCAAGTCTGTCTGACTCTATTTACAATTTCTTCTCCCGCTTGCCTCCATCTTCCAGTCTCCAATAAATGCATGGGCACTCCTGATAAAGCCGAGCATTGCCGAACGATAAGCTCTTCTTTACTCATTTCCCCGTTATCAAAATGTAATATTGGGGTGTTATTATTTATTGCAGAAACCTTTGTGCAGAAGTCCATACAAAATTGAGTTTTTCCTACTCCAGCTCTTGCTACTACTACAGTTATATTTCCTGGTCTAAGTAACGACCCGTAAAGCTCATTAACTCTTGGGTGTGGGCCCATTAGGCCGAATTCATCTATTGGGTTGTTACCTCTACCTTCGATAAACTCTTCCATTTCCTCAAAAAGATTTTCTGGATTATCGGAACCTATTTCATACAGATTGATTTTTTCATTATATATTTTATCTGCCTCTGAAACGATTTGGTCATAGGTTGAAGCGGAAGAGATTGATTTCATACTTTTTGCTACATCGATTGACGCATCATGTATTTCTCTTCGTACTGTAATCTTTTTAAGCTCTTTAGCTGCTTTCAACACTCCGTCTTTAGAGATTTGTCGCATAGATAAAGCCTTTATATAGTCCGCTATATTTATATTATCTTCAAAAGATATACCTAAAGATTGTACTCTTTGGGATAAAAGAACTTCGTCAAGAATTTCTGAAGCTTCAAGAGACTGCCTTAATACGCAAAATATAGTTTTATTTACTATACTGTTTTTATCAAAAAAATCTTTATCTGTTATAAAGGACGCGATAAGCGGGTAAGATTCTGGATATTTTATCAGCCCCGCTAGTAAATGTTGTTCTAGTTCATATGAATATACCATAAGACAATGGTATCACACAAACGCAAATAAGTCAAGGAGTTTCTTCGTCCCCGCCTTCTCCTGGAAAATTTAATTCAATACCCTGCGCAGAAACCTGTTCTAGGTACTGCTCTAAGGCTTTCCTTAAACCCATTTCTACAACTGGGGAATTTGTTTTTGTGACTATAGAGGGAGTTCCATCTTGATTCACATATGTTAATATGAATCCGCTATCCCCATCTGTAAAACCAGAGAATTCAAAAAGTTGCGTCAAGATATTTTCTGGCAAATTAAATTTATTTAAATTTTCTGGATCAATGTCTTCGTTGCTCATGTATTATATATTACACACATTATAAGATTAATCCATGATTCAGAAATAAATCTTTATCGAGCTTATCGTTTTGATATATTTCAATCAATTGAATATTATTTAATTCACAAAATTTTAACTTATCTTGATCTCTTTTTAATTGATTTAAGTAGTTAATTTTATTGCCGCCATGAAAAAAGGGGACATACTTTGTGTGCTGTTGGCCCTGAACTTCTATGGCCACTTTTTTATTTGCATTATAAAAATCTAAAGATAGTTTTGTTCCTGCTACTGGGAATTCCTCAAAGACAATATGGTTAACCCAATATTTTTTTAAGTATTGTTTTACGTTAAATTGTATCTTACTGCGGCTTTTTCCATCCCAGTCTATCAAAAAGTTTTTTGATTTCTTAACTGTTCTAGTTGCGCCCGTTAGGGTTTTAAAGCGCATTTGTTAACTTTTTGAAATCTTCATAAAGAAAATCAGAAAGTTTCTCATTCTCTTCTAGGAAGTCAATTATTCGCTGCTCTCCTTGGAATTTTTCATTAATTTCTAAGTCTTTTTCTTGAAGTTCCTTTACTAAGCCTTCTGACACAGATATCCATGCTCCCTTTTTTTCTATCAAATTAAATAGATAAAGCATATCTAATATTTCCCTTG